CATCACAGCCAATTCAATCTTAATGGCCGTAAGGCGGCAAAATATCCTCAGCCAAACCCACGTTAAAAACTCAGACCCGCTCGAAACCGTTACCAAACCGCTAATCTGCAACAAGCCGCTCCCGGACGAGCAGCTCCAAAGCAAGGAATCCGTCCGCGCAATAGAGCGCTTGCTAGATATCCTAGCCAAAATCAAAGATGTAGCCAGCAAGCATGCAATTCTAAACCGCGCTTCCGGCTACACCACAAAGGAAAATATCGCCCTGATAGCCCGAAATCAAAAAGTTCAGCTTAGCTCTGCAGCTATGAAGTCCCGCCTTCACAGAGCAAAAGATGTATTGCTTGATTTAGGAATTAGGAATATTATCTAAACTGGAAGAGGTGTATTGAGATTTCACTCTGCACATCAAGCAATAGCCTTCTATTTGGTGCGCAATCCTGCCAGGTTAAAAATACAAAATTTACTCGAACCAGAATACCGTAGCAACAGCTATGGCGAGTACGATCTTGATGACATCTGGGCAGCGGTGGCGCTAGCGATCAAGAGCGCGCTAGAGGGACAGCTACAATGTGATCGGGCCTGCTTCCACCTTCTGTACCTAACAGAGCGCTCAACTGCACCATCTATCGAAGATGTAGCGCGCTCAGAAAGAATTTCGGTTAGAAAGCTTAAAAGAACAATGTATAGGATACTAGACCTCATAGCTTCAGAGCTTGCGAGGTTCGATCTATGGGAAGAAAAGGAAGGCGACAACAAGGAAGCGGCGGAGAAACAAGAAGCAGAACCCCTGACGGGCAATATGAGGGCGCAACCTACGATAAAAAAACAGCTGAATTAGTTACATTGATGACAGCTGGCGGGATTGATACCGAATCCCAGGCCAGGGCGCTGGGCATGTCAATTGAGCAGCTAACGGTAATTTACGCAGCGGAAATTGAAAACGCTGTAACCAAGATAAACACCCAGATCATGGGCGCTCTTGCAAGGAACGCCCTATCCGGCAATCTCGGCGCGCAAATATTCTGGCTAAAAACTAGGGCAGGTTGGAAAGATGTATCAATCGGTGATGATGGTTCGAGAACCTCCTACCAGATAAATATTACAGCTAAGGAAAAACCAGCAAGATTAAGGCTAATAGAAGATGACGGCGGCGCAATCGTCGAAGCAGGAGAAGAAGCAGCAGAGCCAATCGCAGCAAAGGCGGGAGGCAAATCTTGATCTTCCTTGGTGGCTGACCGATGCCGTTCAAGATGTTGTAGAGCGCCGCGCCTTTATCGTTACGGGAGGCCTCGGGAGTGGCAAAACCTTTGCGCTCTGTTTTTGGCATTTGATGCGCTGCTTTCTAAATGCCAATAGCCGCGTCTCTTGGATGATTGCACCCAATTATCCAAAGGTTGATAACGTACTACTGCCCGCCTTTATGGAGGTGGCTAGCAACCTGATGGGGTGGCGGGAAGGCAAGTACGCAGATTACCAAATCAAGATGGTTGCTCCAAGAGAAATCATCTTGCATAAGACTGGGCAGAAGATTTTATGTTACTCGGCTAACAAGTGGCGCGATTTGGTGGGTGAGAACATTTCCCATTTTTCCGCTACGGAAGTAGCGATTTACAATAATAATGAATGGCTGGCAAAATGCCTCTATCGCTTGCGCTGCCCCCGAGCAGAGCTCCGGCAATACATGATCGAATCAGTACCGGAGGGCACAGAGGATTATTTTGCGCAAATAGCAAATTTTGGGACAGATGAAGCGCTTAGAGATGGAGTATATCTTGATGAAGAAAACAACCGGAAACGGTACATCCTTTTCACGGAAGATAATGAGCACCTTCCCAAGGGGTATGTCGATACCGTCCGGGAGGCTACAAAATCAGACCCAGGCAGATGTGAATCGTATCTTAAGGGGTTATTTGTTCCCTTTACAAAAGGAACCGCTTACTGGGAATTTAGGCATTCTGCTTGTGTCAAATTAGGCTGGGAGAAATCAGCAAGGCATCCCATTAACTTTTGTTGGGATTTTAATGCAAATCCTCTAGCTTGGAAGGCGATCCAAAGATTGCCGAGCATTAATCAGGTTGGAGAAAGGATCTACAAGTTTGTTGAGCTGGCAGAGGCTTCGGGAAAAGCTCGGGGCTTGATGGATGCGTGCGTTGAATTTATGGCGGCGTTCCCGCCTGCTAGATTCAAGCATGTGCCGATACATATTTGGGGAGATCCGACGGGGTTTCATAAGAGCCATAAGGCTCCTAACTGCGATTTTGATCAGATTTACAACATACTGAAAGCGAAGTATCACACAGTTGAAATTAAAGCGCCTGACTCAGCCCCACAGGTTAGGGCGCGGCTCGAGCGGGTCAATCAGCTATTTGCCTACGACTTGATCGTAGTCTGCGCCTGGATGCAAAACAGCATCAAGAGCTATGCAAATACGGGGCTAAAAGATGGCACTTGGCAGATAGAAAAGCCGCAAGGCGAAGATTGGACCCATTGGGCAGATGCCGGCGGGTACTATTACCACGAAGTTACAAAGCACCTAGACTTGGAGGATCCTATCTCCCCGAGGATATACGGAGTTAATAAACTTTTATAAAGGATTTCTATGACACTCGTTAATGGAATGAATGTTTCAGTCTCCGGCCTGGCGGCCTCAGCCTTCGGCTCCGCAACCGAGCACCAATATTTTGTAATGGGACCGCATTGGAAACATGCGGTTGGAGCGCTAAAGGTTGGCTCTCTTTCCGGTACTGGTAATCTGAAATGCTCTTTTCATCATGCGGCGCAAAACCCGAGCAATGAAACGCCGGATTGGAAACTGCTAATGTCCTTCTCTTCGCTAAATGCCAGCTCCGCAATGTCCACCATCTTTGATGCACCGATCACCTCCACGCCCCTCCTCCCCTACGGGCGCTTCACCTCTACAGTAGAATCAACCAATGCCGGCACAACGACCTTTTATAACGTGGTGGCTAAATTACTAGCTGAGGTATAAATGTGGCAGAAGGCAATTCAGCACAGGGCAATTCGGTTGTTCTGTCATATCACCCCAAGTATCTCGATTTCCGCGATGATTGGATACTATGGCGCGACCTTTACGAAGGGAAGCACAAGACCCTAACAAAACCTCAGTACCTCTGGCCGCACGTTCAAGAGTCCAAAGGGACGTCGGATTCTAACGAGCTTAGAGATCATAGGGCGAATAGGACGCGCTATTTAAATTTAATTGAGATAATCATCTCTCTTTGGCAAGGGCTGTTTTTCAAGACCCCGCCAACCATTGAGGGGATGGATGAGAAGGTGGTGGAGGATGTTGACGGTAACGGCACCAGCTTCTATAGCTTTCTAAAAAATGAGGTTCTGCGCGACTACTTTCTTTATGGCAAGGCCATCGCGATAGTCGATGCCTCTCCTTTTACCGCAACCTCGAGGGCGCAGGAGGAAGAGCTAGGGCTAAGACCCTACATCGAAACCATACCGGCGCTTTCAATGGTTGATTGGGACATTGAAACGGTAGATCCAAAGCGCATAGGTAAATACAATTTTGCTAGGTATAAATACACAGTCGTTGAGCCAAGAAAAAACGAAACGCAAGCGCCGACGGTGCAAGAATACAGCCGGGCACTTAGGAGCGACGGCACGGCTTATATTATTGTGCCCTATTTGCTGCACGAAGAGCAGAAGAACACCAAAAGCATCAAGCAAGACCCCTATGTAGAAGCAACCTACATGGAGAAGGGATCGCCGATTCAAACCAATCTGAAAGAGATCCCTATTTCGGTGATGGAGGATGACTCATGGGTGAAGGATTTAGCGCAGGAGGCTTTGCGGTATTACAACCTTAGAAGCAACCACGACAACATCCTTTACCATCAAGGATGGCAAAAGCTTTTTGGTATTGGGGTAGAGACGGCTGAGCACAAGGCGGCGTTGAGCGAGAACCTGATTGCCTTTATCCCCAAAGATGGAGACATTAAAACCGTTGAGCCGGTTGACACCACTGCCATTACCAAGGCGATGGACGAAAGTATGGCAGCCGCCTTCAAGGTGGGGCTGAATCAATTGCGCATGCTCCCTTCTGACTCCAGGGTAGGCCAGTCTGAGGATGCTCAGGCGGAGGAGAAGCAGAACCGTTATGAGCTAGTAGAAAGCACCCTGGCCGAGCTGGAGGATTTCGCCCGGGATGTGCTGAATAATTGCCAGCTATTCATAAATGGCAAGGAATTTAGTGGCAAGGTGGAGCTTTGTAAATCTTTAGGCGAGCAAAGTATTGAAAACTTTGTATTAATTTACAACTCTTTCGCCCGCCATTTCCAAGAGAACGAGGTGCTGAACAAAATCACCCTAAAAGAGGCTTTAAAGAAGATGAAGCTGCCAGAACAGGAGATGGAGCTGGCCCTTGCCGCAGCCGACACCATAAAAGCATCTAAGCCTAGAGAGGAAAGCAGAGGCTTAATCAGAGACGATGGTGGAGCAGAAGAAGAAGAGGAAGCGGCGAGTTACCAATGAGATCGCGCGCTCGCAGGAGAAGATCAGAGCCTTCATTTCTGATATTGGCGCGGCACTGTCAAAAGCTGGCGGTAGGTTTCTTAAGAATCTTGACGGGAATAAGCGCAAAGATGTTGCGGCTTTGCTGGGACAATTTGACCAGGCTATTAGGGAAACGGTTTTAGAGAAGGCCTACGAGCGGGTTGAAGATATTTATTCTGACGAGCTGGCGATAGTTCGGAAAGATTTCGAGGCCAATAGTAGGAAGATTGCATTTAGCGGCGCGGACAAGCAAACGGTAAAGGCTTTGTTTGAGGCTGAGTTTTCAGTAGTTGAAAACCTCTTTGCTGATTATATCGGCGATCTGCGGCGCGGAGTGATGAGCCAGGTGCTACTGGGGCAAGACCCGGATTTCCAAGCACTCGAGGAGGAGCTGGGGAGCAGACTAGCAAGCCACTTAGAGACGGAGCTTAATACCGGCGTTGCTGCATTTCAAAGAACGGTGGCGACGCAGAAGGCAAACGACTTAGGGCTGAAGAAATTCCTTTATGAAGGCCCGGATGATGATGTCATTAGACCATTTTGCGAAGAGCGGGTTGGGCGGGTGTTTACAGATGAGGAGGCCAAGGATTGGGATAACGGCCAGGGCTTGCCGGCGGATATATTCTTGGGTGGCTACAATTGCAGGCACCGAAAAATATATCTAGACGATGAAGATGCGGAGCAGTTTGAAGAGGAAGAGGAAAGCTAATGGGGTTTCAATTGCGTAATCGGGTCAATATACCGAGAGTTAAAAAGGAAATGATGGACCAGAAAGAGAAAGCGCTAGGGCTTGCTCTTCAGAAGGTAATTCTCTCTTTAAATCAAAGAACCAAGGCTGGGCGGGATGCTTTCGGCAGCCCCTTTGCTGACTATACGGAGGGGTATAAGAAATTTAAGGCGGGGAAGGGTAGGAGTATCTCACCCCCGGACCTCACCTTCACAGGCGCGATGCTCCGCGCAATCCAGTTCAGCATTAAGCGTACCGCAACCGCCATCATAGGCCGCATCTATTTTCAGTCGGCAAAAGAGGCTGACAAGGCAAGAGGAAATCAAGAGAAGCGCCCGTTTTTTGGCTTATCTGCCAAAGAGCAGGATTTAATAATTAACACAGTGAAAGGAAGATAGAGATGCCAGGCGATCAAGACCCAGCAGAAGCGACAGTATCAAAGGCTGAATTTGATAGGGTGCAAGAGAAGTACCATCGAACGGAGGCTAAGCTAGTTGATCTAGAAAAGCGCTTAGAAGGCTTTACTAAGATAGCGGGCGATCCGGCAGAGATATTAGGCAAGCTCGAAGATTATGAGCTATTGAAGCGCAAAAAAGCTGAGGGCAACCCTGATGATCTAAAGGCTTGGCAGGAAGAGAAAGAGCGCGAGATTGCCGCAGCGCTAGAGAAGCGCTACAGCGCCAAGTTTGATGAGATGACCAAAAAGCTGACCGATGGGGAGGCTGAACTTAATAGGCTTCGGGTGGTGAATCCCACTATGCTAAAGGCGGCCGAGCTATTCAACGCAAAGGAATTGCCGCTAGTACAGATGTTAGTTGAGCGTGATTGCGGGTGGCAAGATGGACAGGTGGTTGTAAAAGGGC